TCGATCTAGGGCAAACTGGCGCCTACGACAGTCGAGAAGCTCGGAAATGCGCTTCACCATCCAGCGTCCCGATCTCAGCAAAGCCCTTGCTGAAACCGAGAAGGATATCGAACGCGCTGTCACGTGGGGGATGCGCGATGCCGCCGACGGCCTGAAGCAGGATCTCCGCGAGGATGTGGTCGCGGCCGGGCTCGGTGAACGGCTGTCTCGGACATGGCGGGGAAAGACCTTCCCCGAGGTCGGCGAGAGCGTCGAAGCCGCTGCCTATGTCTGGTCGCGCGCGCCGAAGATTGTCGATGCCTTTGACCGGGGCGTTGTGATCCGCTCGGCGCGTGGCCTGTTCCTGGCGATCCCGACCGCCGCCGCCGGCAAGAGCGGACGGAGTGCCGTTGGATCGCGCGAAAAGATCACGCCGGAAGGCTGGCAAAGGCGAACCGGCCTGAAGCTTCGGTTCGTCTATCGCCGCGGCCGTCCTTCGCTGCTGGTCGCGGATGATGCCCGGATAAACACGCGCGGGCTTGCCGCCCGCAATCGCCGCAAGACCGGACAGGCCAGCGTCATCGTGTTCATTTTAGTTCCGCAGGTCGCGCTGAAGAAGCGGCTCGATGTCGAGAGCGCTGCCAAGCGGCAAGCCGCGCGCGTGCCCTCGCTGATCGCGCGGCACTGGCCGCAATCCTGAAGGCTCGTCATCCATGGCTTCGAAACGCGAAACTGTCCTTGCGGCAGTGAAGGCGCTTGTCGCCGCTGCCCTGCCGGGCGCGGAAGTGAAGCGCAATCTGGCCAAAGCCGAACGCATTCCGCCCGGCGGGATGGTCGTGATCCGCGACGGCGATCCGGGCGAACCGGAGGTCAGCCTCTCGCCGCTGACCTACCTCTATTCGCACCGTATCCCGCTTGAGATCGCCGCTTACGAAAGCGCGACGCTCACCCGCGAGCAGGTGGTGGACGCCATGATCGGCGCGATCGGCGCGGCGGTCATGGCGAACCGGACGCTCGGCGGGCTTTGCGACTGGACCGAAGCCGAAGCGCCGTTGACGGACGATATCGAAGCGCTCGGCGCCTTGCCCGGACGCTTCGCCGATCTCGCGATCCTTGCCGTCTACGCGACGACCGATCCTTTGAACTGAATGACGGCCCTTCGACTTCGCTTGGGCCTTTGCAACTGAACCAACAACGACAGGAGTATTCCCATGGCACGCGCACGCGGCGCCAACGCCGTCATGGCTGCGGTGTTTGAATCCACCTATGGCGTCACGCCCGGCACGGGCTTTCGCAAGCTGCCCTTCGTCTCGGCCAACCTCGGCGAAGAGCAATCCCTGATCGAAAGCGATCTCCTCGGCTATGGCCGCGATCCGCTGACGCCCGCCTATGACGTGGTGTCGAACGAGAGCGACATCGTCGTTCCGATGGATCACCGCAACATCGGGTTCTGGCTGAAGGGTCTTTTCGGCAATCCGACCACGGTTGCGACGGTCGCCGCAAAGGGCTCGATCCTGTTTTCTGCCCAGCCCACCGTGAACGCGACGATCACCATCAACGGCACGGCCTTCACCGCCGTGGCTTCGGGCGCGACCGGCAACCAGTTCAACATCGGCGCGAACCTCGCGGCGACGCTCACCAACATCGTGACCGTGCTCAGCGCGAGCGTCGTGCCGGCCGTCCAGCAGGCTACCTATACCCAGACCGGCGGCAACACGCTGGTGATCACCCGCACGGTGCTCGGCCCCACCGGCAACACGTTCACGCTGGCGGCTTCCACGACTCCCGCCTCAAACGGTACGGTCTCGGGCGCAACGCTCACCGGCGGCGCCAACGGCCACACCTTCGTCTCTGGCACGCAGACCCTGCCGTCGATGTCGATCGAGGTCGGGCTTCCCGACGTGCCGTTCTTCGGCATGAACTACGGCGCGCGGGCGAACAGCCTGTCCGTCCAGGCGCAGCGTTCCGGGCTTCTGTCCGCGACTGTCAACGTGATCGCCCAGGGTGAGGCGACAGCCACCGCGACGGCGGCAGGCACGCCGACCGTTCTCGATGTCGAGCGGTTCAGCCAGTTTCAGGGATCGATCACCCGCAACGGCGCGGTGCTCGGCAACATCGTCTCGGCGGAACTGATGTATTCGAACAACCTCGAAAAGATCGAGGTCATCCGATCCGACGGGCGCATCGCCGATATCGATCCCGGCATCGTCAAATGCTCTGGCAATCTCAATGCGCGGTTTCAGGATACGAGCCTGCTCGATCAGGCGACCGCCCGCACGCCGTGCGAGATCGCCTTCGGCTGGACCATCGACGCCAGCCGCTCACTGCTCTTCACCGCACATCGCGTGTTCCTGCCGCGCGGCAACCGGCAAATCCAGGGGCCGGGCGGCATTCAGATGCCCTTCGCCTGGCAGGCAGCACTCGATCCGGTTCTCACCAAGACCTGCACCGTCGTTCTGACCAACGACGTGGCCTCCTACTGATCTTTCCTTCCTCGAAACCCGCCAAACCTGAAGGAGCCACCATGCTCAAGCTCGAACCCGTGTCCGCCGAACCCTTCTGGCTCGATGTGCTGCCCGGCGTGCGCATCCAGTTTCGGCCAGTTTCTGTCGCCGCAATGCTGATCGCGCGCGGCGCTGCGGGCGAAGCGCTGAAGGCTGGCGGCGAACAGGCCACGATCGAGGCGGGCGCGGCCTTCACCCGCGCGCTCGCCCAGACCGGCATTGTGGCCTGGGAGGGGATCGGCGACGCCAAGGGCAAGCCGGTTGATCCCGACAAGGAGGCGATCGAGCAGTTGCTCGAACTCTGGCCTGCCTTCGACGCCATCGACCGCCTCTATGTCGGCCCGGCACTGACGAGGCTCGACGAAAAAAACGTCTGATCGCCCTCGCCGAATGGCACTTCGACGGCGGCGAAAGCTATTGCGCCGCCTGTCCGCTGCGCTGTGCGGGCTGTCCCTATGATGAGCACGAACCCGAGACTTCCGAGGGAATGCTGGCGTGGGCAGTGATCCGCCGCTCGGCTGGCCAAGTTCGGGCGGTGATGGGCGGCGTCTATGCGCTCGACTTCGGGGCGATCCTGATGCTCGCCCAAGCCATGGGCGCGCTCAACCCGCTTCTTGTCGATGTCCTGCCCGAGATCGAACCCATCGTCGTCAACGCCTATCGCCGGAACGCTGATCCATCATGAGCGCCACGAATGTCTCCATCCGCCTCGGCGTTGAGGGGAAGGCGGAGATCAAGCGCGCCTTCGAGGAAGTCGGGCAATCCGGGCAAGCGGCCTTCGGCTCTGTCGAAAAGGCGATGGACCGTTCCGGCGCCGCAACCGACCGCGAGGTCGCGCGACTGAAGCGCCTGGCGGAAGCGGCGCGGATGGCTGGCGAAGCCGACGCGTCGCAGAAGCGGTTCAACACCGTTCTGAACGTTGACCGCCCGATCCCGAAATCCGCCCGCGACTCCGCCGGTGTCTTCGAGGAAGCGGCGCGGGAGGCGGAAAGCTTCGCGGCACGGGCGAATGCGCTGCGCGCCGCGATCGACCCTCTCGGCGCGGCACAGGCCCGTCTGAACCAGGAACTCGCCGAATACGCCACGCTCGCCAAGCGTGGCGCAATCACCTCGGCTGAACACACCGCCGCGCAGGCGCTGGCGAAGCAGCGCTTCGACCAGACATCGCAGGCGATCAAGGGTGTGGGCGGCGCAACCGGCCTCACCCGCAACCAGCTTCTGACGCTGCAATACACGTTCAACGACGTGGTGGCGTCGATGTCCACCGGCATGTCGCCGATGACCATCCTCATGCAGCAGGGCGGTCAGGTGACGCAAGCCTTCGGTGGCTTGCGCGGAACGCTCGCCGCTTTCGGCTCGGCGCTCGGCGTTGTCGGCGGGATCGCGATCGGGGTTGCGGCGGCGGTCGTCGGCCTCACCGCCGCCTGGGTGGCGAATGATGCGTCAACGCGCGCTGTCACCACCGCGCTTATGGGCGCTGGGCGCGCTTCGGGCGCGACTGCCGCCGAGCTTGAGCGGGTTGCCCAGGCATCGAGCGTGACAGGCAAGGTCTCGGTCACGGCCGCGCGTGAGATGGAAGTCGCCTTCTTGCGCACCGGCAAGATCGGCGCGGAAGAAATGGGCCGCGCCATCGGCATCGCCCGCAATTTCGCCGTCACGATGGGCGTCGAAACCAAGGCCGGAGCCGAGCAGCTCGCCACCGCCCTGGCCGATCCGGTGCGCGGCGCGGATGAGCTGAATTCTCGCCTCGCCTTTCTCGACGACCGGACTCGGCAGTATATCCGCACGCTGGTTGACCAGAACAATCGCACCGAGGCGCAGCGGGTTCTCTTGAACGCGCTCGTCCCGGCGCTTGCCGATGCCGAACAGGCGACCAACGCCTTCGGGCGCGCTTGGAACTATGTGGCCCGCCAGGCCTCGAACGCTTTTGACGCCATCGGCAAGGCGGTGGATCGCGCCGTCGATGGCCGCAATCCGTCCGAAGAACTCGATCTCCTGAAATGGCAACGGGATCGGCTGCGCGAGAATATCCGCGGCAATGTCGTGCCGCTAATGCTGCCGCAGGTCGAGCGGCGGATCGCCGAGATCGAAGCCCAGCTTGCCGATCAGCAGCAGCGCGCCGCTCGGCTCGCGGCAGAAGCCCGCGCGAACGAATTGTCGGTGCGCGCGGGTGAAACCGCCCGCGATATCATCCCCGGCGCGCGCGATCTGGAACGCCTGCGCCGCGAGCAGGCGACCTTGCGCGCGGCGCTCGATGATCCCTTATCGCGGTCCAAGCTTGCCGATGTCGCCGAAGTCGAAGCCGCCTATCGGCGCGTGACGGCTGAACTGGCGCGCTTTCGACCGGCGGTCGATGCGGCGACGCAGGCCGTCGTCACGCAATCCTCTGTCACGGAGGTGTCGATCCGTTCGACGCTGGCGCTGGCGAACGCCTATCTCGAAAGCGCCTCGGCGGCTGAGCGCGCGGAAGCCCGCAAGACCGGCCTGATCGATCAGGCGCGCGAAGGCATCGATGCCGAAGCCCGTGCGCGCCAGGCGCTGCGCGAACGCATCGCCGAACAAGCCGCGCAAGCGGGAAAGCAGGTTGCCGATCTGACGGCGGAAGCGTCCGCCCAGAAGCGCGTCAACGATGCGGTCGCCACTGGATCACTAGCTTCGGCCAAAGCCCAGCAGGTGATGCAGGTTGAGCAGGCGCTTCGCCCGCTCCTGACGGCGCAAGCGCTGGCCGAGGGCGAAGCGAAGGAAACCCTCACCCGCATCATCGAGCGGATGCGCGAAGCCTATGGTCGGCTCTTTGTCGAACAGGAACGCGCGCAGACCCTATCCGCAAACGAGGATCGCCGCCGCGAGATCGAACTTCTCACGCGGCAGGTGGCGCTGATCAATGCGACCGTCGCGGCGCGCGGCGATGCGCTAGCCGTGATGCGCGCCGAACAGGAGCTTCGCCGCCGCGGCGTCGATCTCGCGAGCGAGGAGGCCCGCGCCTATATCGAGTCTGCCCGCCAGATCGAAGGCCTGAACCGGACGCTGCGCGGCCAGGAACAGCTTCGCGATCAGCGCGACGAGATCACACTGCTGGAACGGCAGGTCGCCCTTGTCGGCGCATCCGTCGCCAAGCGCTCCGAGGAACTGGCAACCCTTCGCGCCATCCAGCAATTGCGCCAGCGCGGGATCGATGCGGCAAGCCCGGAAGGGCAATCCGCTATCGGTAATGCCCGGCGGATCGACGAACTCAATCGCCAGCTTGCCGGTCGCCAGGCGCTGGAAGATCAGAAAGACGAGATCACCCTTCTGCAACGGCAGATCGGGCTGATCGGCCAAAGCGCCTCCGAGCGTTCCGTCATCATCACCCAGCTGCGCGCCGAGCAGGGCTTGCGCTCGCGCGGGATCGATCTTGCGAGCGAAGAAGGCCGCGCCATCGTCGAAAATGCCGGCAAGATCGAACGCCTGACGCAGGAGCTTCAGCGGCAGGACGCTGCCTATCGCGCCATTGAGTCCGCCGTCGGGTCCGCGCTGGATCGCTTCGCCGACGTGCTGGCGCAAGGCAAACTCGACTGGAAATCATGGGCCGATGCGGGACGCCTCGCGCTTCAGGATCTGAATCGCGAGATGATCAAGCTCGCGCTCCTCAATCCGCTGAAGAACCTGCTCTTTGGCTCGAACCTGCCGACCTTCGGGCAAGGCAGCGGCATCCTCGGAAGCATCCTTTCGCGGCTGTTCCATGATGGTGGGCTGGTCGGCGCGGGCGGCGTCGGCCGCATGGTTCCGGCAGGCGTCTTCGTCGCGGCGCCGCGTTTCCATGACGGCGCCTATCTCAAGCCCGACGAGGTGCCGGCGATCCTGCAACGCGGCGAGCGCGTGCTGAACCGGAAGGAAGCGCGCGCATATGAGCGCGGCGATCCCCGTTCCAGCGGCGCGGTTGTCAATGTGACGATCCAGACGCCGAACCCGACCGCCTTTGACGCCAGCCGCACCCAGATTGCGGCAGGGCTCGCCCGCGCCGTTCGCTCCGGCATGAGGGGAATGTGATGCCGCAGCCGTTTCTCGATATCGCCTTCCCCGGCTCGGTCGGGCGCGGCGCGACGGGCGGGCCGGGCTTTTCGACCCAGATCGTCACGCTCGCCTCGGGCGCCGAGCAGCGCAACGTCAACTGGTCGCAGGCCCGGGGCCGCTGGAACATCTCGACCGGCATCCGCAGCCGCGCCGACATGGCGGCGGTGATCGCGCATTTCCATGTCGTGAAAGGCCGGGCCTATTCGTTCCGCTTCAAGGACTGGAACGATTTCGACGCCGCCGATCAGGCGATGGTGCAGATCACGCCGACGGTTTGGCAAATCGTCAAACGCTACAACCGCTCAGGCTATGAGCACGTCCGCACGATCACCAAGCCGGTTGCCGGATCGGTTACTGTCAAGATTGCCGGAAGCCCAGTTACGCCCGCCGCAATCGATACGCTGACGGGCCGGATCACCTTCGCCTCCGCGCCGGGATCAGCACCAACCACCTCGTTCCAGTTCGATGTTCCCGTCCGCTTCGACACCGACAGCCTGCCGGTTCAGGCGAACGCCTGGGACTTGCAGATCGTCAACAACATCGACCTCGTGGAAGTCCTCGAATGAAAACTCTCCCTCCCGCGCTCGCAACCCACGTTGCGGGTGGGCTCACGACGTTGTGCCGTTGCTGGCGGGTGGATCGCCGCGACGGTGTGGTGATGGGCTTTACCGATTTCGACCGTGATCTCGTCTTCGATGCCGTCACCTACAAGGCCGCATCGGGTTTCACCGCGACCGCGATTGAGGGCCAGCTCGGGCTCGCCGTCTCGAACCTCGATGTGCAGGGCGCGCTGTCGTCTGACGCCCTGACGGAGGACGATCTGCATGGCGGTCGCTACGACGATGCCGCCGTCACGATTTATCTGGTCAACTGGGCGGACGTGGCCCAGCGCGTGGTACTGCGCGCCGGTAATCTTGGGCAGGTCGCGCGCGGCAAGCTCGCCTTCTCCGCCGAATTGCGCGGCCTTGCCGCCAGGCTTGATCAGCCGGCAGGCCGCATCTTCCAGCGTTCCTGCTCCTGGGATTTGGGCGACGCCCGCTGCGGGATCGATCTCAACGCCGCCGGGCGCAACGGCACGGGTGCCGTGACGCAGGTTCTGGATAGCTTCGAATTCCTGGCATCCGGTCTTTCCGGCGTCGCGTCAGGCGTGCTCACGCGCGGCAACCTGGTCTGGACCTCCGGCGTGAACAACGGCCTCGCGGTCGAGATCAAGGCGCATTCCTCCAGCGCTGGCGTTTCGCGGATCGCCATTGCCCTGCCGATGGGCGCGCCGGTGGTGGTCGGCGACACGTTCAGCGCCACGGCGGGCTGCGACCGCACCTTCGCCACCTGCCGGGATCGCTTCGCCAACACGGTCAACTTCGGCGGCTTCCCGCACATGCCGGGCACCGACTTCGCGATGTCCTATCCGAACCAGGGCGCCGGGAACGACGGCAGCAAGATCACATGACAATCCGCGACAAGATCATCGCCGAGGCGCGCTCATGGATCGGCACGCCCTATCACCATCAGGCGGCGCTCAAGGGGATCGGCTGCGATTGCCTCGGCCTAGTGCGCGGCGTTTGGCGCGCGGTCTATGGCGCCGATCCCGAACACCCGCCCGCCTATTCGCGCGATTGGGCCGAGACTCTGCGCGAGGAAACGCTGGCCGATGCCGCAAGCCGTCACATGATCCCGCTGGCGCTCGATGCCTTCGAACCGGGCGATCTTCTGCTCTTCGCGATCAACGACAACGCGCCCGCCAAGCATTGCGCGATCCTCGTCGCGCCTGATCGCATGATCCACGCCATCGAGTCACACCCGGTGGCGGAGGTCTCGCTCGTGCCGTGGTGGCGCAACCGCCTGCGCTTCGTATTCCGCTTTCCCGAGATCTGATCCGCTATGGCTGTTCTGCTTCTCACCGCCGCAGCCTCCGCGCTGACGGCGGGCGCATCGGCGTTTGTCCAGATCGCGGCAGCAGCGGCGGCGACCGCTGTCGGCAGCTTCATCGACAACCGCTTGTTCGGCCCGTCGATGGGCAACACGACGCAGGAAGGGCCGCGCCTCGACAGCTTGCAGGTTCAGGCTTCGACCGAAGGCGCGGCGATCCCCGAGATCGCCGGCCGGGTGCGGATCGCGGGCCAGATCATCTGGGCGACGAAGTTCAAGGAAGTAGCGACCACGACCACGCAGCGCTCCGGCGGCGGCAAGGGCGGCGGCGGTGGCGGCGGATCGGTCACGTCCACCACCTATTCCTACTTCGCGAACTTCGCGGTCGGGCTCTGTGAGGGGCCGATCGACCGGATCGGCCGCATCTGGGCAGACGGCAAGCCTCTTTCACTCGCTGGCATCACCATGCGGATTTATCGCGGCACGACGAGCCAGTCGCCCGATCCGCTGATCGAAGGCGTCGAAGGCACCGGTAATGCGCCCGCCTATCGCGGCACCGCCTATGTGGTCTTCGACAATCTCGCGCTGGAAAAGTTCGGCAACCGGCTGCCGCAGCTGACCTTCGAGGTGTTCCGGCGCGTCTCCTCCACATCCGGCGACAGCCTTGAGACCATCGTGCGCGCCGTGACCATGATTCCGGGCGCGGGCGAGCGTGCCTATGACACCAAGGTCCAGAAGCGCGATCTCGGCGGCGGCTCGACCACGCCCGAGAACGACAGCGCCGGGCGCTCGACCTCCGACTGGTCGGTCGCGCTAGACGACCTGAAGGCCTCGTTGCCGAATGTCGACACGGTGTTTCTGGTGGTGGGCTGGTTCGGCGACGATCTGCGCTGCGGCTCCTGCACGATCCGCCCGAAGGTCGAAGTCGCCAACAAGGTGACGACGCCTGACGCTTGGATGGTTCACGGCCTTGCGCGATCCGGCGCGCTCGTGATGTCGCTCAGTTCCGGCAAGCCTGCCTATGGCGGCACGCCGTCGGACGATACCGTAGTGCGCGCAATCCGCGATCTGAAGGCCCGCGGCTATGCTGTGGTGTTCTATCCGTTCGTGTTTATGGACGTGCCCGCCGGCAATGCACTGCCGAACCCCTATGGCGGCACCGGCCAGCCCGTCTATCCTTGGCGTGGGCGGATCACCTGCCACCCCGCCGCTGGCCAATCCGGCACGGTGGACAAGACGGCGACGGCAGGAACGCAGGTTGCGGCCTTCTTCGGCGCCTGCCTCGCATCACATGTCTCGGTGTCGGTCAACGCCAGCACCGATGCGGTGACGACCAGCTATTCCGGCCCAGCCGAATGGGGCCTGCGCCGGTTCATTCTCCACTACGCCAAGCTCTGCGCGGCAGTGAACGCGATCGATGCCGGAGCCATCGACGCCTTTCTAATCGGATCGGAGTTTCGCGCGCTCTGTTCGGTACGCGACAGCGCCACGAACTTCCCGGCCGTCGCCCGGCTCAAGACCCTCGCCGCCGATGTGAAGGCCATTCTCGGCGGCGGCGTGAAGGTGAGCTACGCCGCCGATTGGTCGGACTACAACGGCTATCGGCCCGCCGACGGCTCGAACGATGTCTTCTTCCATCTCGATCCGCTCTGGGCCGACAGCAATATCGATTTTGTCGGGATCGACTGGTACGCGCCGCTCGCCGATTGGCGCGACGGCACAGGCCATCTCGACCGCATCGCGGGCGCGCCCTCGATCTATGATCGCGCCTATCTGCAATCGAATATCGAGGGCGGCGAGTTCTTCAGCTGGTTCTATGCCAGCGACACCGCCCGCAACAATCAGACCCGCACTACCATCACCGACGGCGCCTATGGCAAGCCTTGGGTGTTCCGCTCGAAGGATCTGCGGAACTGGTGGCTGAACCGGCATTACGACCGCCCGGGCGGCGTCGAGACCGGATCGCCGACGGCGTGGCTCGCGCAGATGAAGCCGATCTGGTTCTGCGAGCTCGGCGTGCCCTCGGCGGACAAGGGCGCCAACCAGCCAAACGTCTTCTATGATCCGAAATCGTCCGAGAGTTTCCTGCCCTACTTCTCGAAGGGCACGCGCGACGATCTGATCCAACGCCGCGCGCTTGAAGCGGTCTTGAGCTATTGGGCGCCTTCAGGCGCCAATAACCCGGCTTCTGGCGTCTATAGCGGCCGGATGATCGAGGCCTTCGGCATCTGGACATGGGACGCACGGCCCTATCCTGCCTGGCCGGGCCGCGCCGATCTCTGGTCCGACGGTGATCTCTATCCGCTCGGCCATTGGCTGAACGGCAAGGTCGGCCTCGCCGATCTGGCGGCGCTCGTGGCCGAACGCTGCCGGCGCGTGGCCTTCACGGCTTACGATGTGTCGGCGCTGGTCGGCGTCGTCACCGGATATCTGCGCGACCGGCCGATGAGCCCGCGC